TACAGATACGTTTCCAGAACTGTCTATACGCATTGATTCTGAATCACCTGTATTTAATATCATTGAATCAGTTGCAGTTAAATACATATCTGCACCTGCAATATTTCCTGTTGATAAATCTGCAACACCTGCTAATGATGCGTGTTCATTCCCGTATAATCTAATTCTTGCACCCCTTCCATCACTATCAGCACCACCACCTGCTAAACTTAATTGTGCATTATCTGAACCATCAGAAGTATTTGTAGAAATTACACCACCTCCATCAAATAGTATATTTCCTGCAAAAGTTGCGTTATCTGCAAAAGTTGCACCACTACTTTCTAAAGTCAAAGAAGGAACTCCTTCACCAAGTGTGAACTCGTGTGAACCCCAAGAATTATAACCAAATATATCTCCATCGTGGTCAACACGAATAAAGTTTTTTACACCAGAACCATCTGAAAAGTCTAAATATGCAGCCTCATCTGTCGCACTAGCTATTGTAATACCTCCTTCATCTGGTGCAGTTATTACTAATTCTTTTTTGCTGTAATTATCTGGGTCTGCATTAATACCAACATCACCACCTTGAGAAATGGTTAAAACCTGAGAACTTTCTTGAAAAATACCAAAGTAACCATCATCTTGAGACCTTAAAGAATATGTTAAAGCACCCTCTCCTGCATTGTTTGCTAATGTTACTCTTGGAGTAGTTCCACTTCCTGTTATAGTAAATCTTTTTATAGCATTTATTTCGTTGACATCTAATGTAAGTATGTCTCCATAAGGAGAACCTAAATTAAATTTCATTTCTTTAACTATAGTTCCGTCTGTGTTATTAAACACACCAATATTAGCAGTTGTTAAATTTGTATGGTCATTATAAAATTCAATACTACCTAGATTTTGACCGTCACTTAAACTACTATCTACGTTATTTATTCTAATTATCGGAGCAGTTGTTGTTCCTATATTTTCATTACTAATTTCAAATAATGTTTGAGGATTATTTGTACCAATACCAACTTTATGATTACTACCTACTCTAAAATCAGTTTGATTTACTTCAAATGTTTTTGCATTACTATAATAGCCTATTCTAAATAAATTATTATCAGCATATATATAATCAAATTCATTATTTGCCCCCTCACCAACAAAAATATTACTAAGAACCGTTAATTCGTTTTGTATTGTAACATTTTGAGGCAAACCTACTGTTAAGGTTTGATTACTTGCAGAAGTTGATATTTCATTCGTAGTTCCTGCTATAGTGAATGTTTGGCTGTCTAAATCAACCGAACCTGTTCCTGAAGTTCCTGCAAAATCTAAATCCTCTGCAGTTACTTTTGCATCTACATAAGCAGTTGTGGCAACCTTAGTAGAGTTGTCATTTATAGATTGTGTAGTAGCTGTAACCCCATCTGCTAATACAGAAGTTGCAGTTACATTACCTGTTAAATCTCCAGTTACATTACCTGTTACATTTCCTGTTAAGTTACCAGTAAAACTAACCGCAGTAATATCTCCTGAAAAAGTTGCATTATTTGAACTATCAATTCGTAATACTACATTACTAGCAGTAACTAAATCTATAGTATCATTTGCAGAAAATCCAATATAAGTATTTGTGTCGCCAGTATGTCTTATATATGAAGGTATTTGAAGTTCACCTTCAAAATTAGCATTTTGTGAAGTGTCTATCGTTAATGCTAATGTTTCTGCTGTATTAAATATTAAGTCACCTGTAGCTGTAGTTATTTCATTACCACCAGAACTTGTAATAATTCTAAAATCATAATCATCAGAGTTAGGTGCTTTTAAATCTATATAACCACCTGAAGCTCCACCTATTTCTATTCTACCAAAAGCAGAACCTTCAACGCTTATTACATCATCAACATCTAACGTTCCATCAATATCTACATTACCACTAAAAGTTCCTGTAGTACCTGATATTGTTCCTCCTGTAACATTACCCGTCAGATTACCTGTAACATTACCTGTTACGTTTCCTTCTAAAGCAGCAATTAAAGTAGCTTGAGCATATCCTGTTCCACTTGTATTTACTGTTGTAGTAGGTTCAACTTGTAAGTCTTTAAATAATCTGTATTTGCCTGTTAGAGCTTCTCTAAACAATCCTGAGTATAGTGTAGTACCTGAAGGAGTGTATTTGCCATAAAACCCTATATCAACTGCATCTGTAGAAGTATTATTGTTTGCCAATACAATTAAAGGGTCTTTTACTGTTAATGTATCTGTTCCTACTGTTGTAGTACTTCCTTCTACTACTAAGTTTCCAATTACTGTTAGATTGCTACCTATTTTAGCATCTCCAAAAACGTGAAGATTTAATCCTGATTCAGGTGTTACTCCTATTCCTACTTGAGTTGTTGAGAGATATAAAGGAGAATTATTACCAAAACCATCAGTTAATTGTTTAGCACCAACTGTTATATTTCCATTATCAGAAAACTTTACAAGTGATTGGTAAGTATCTTTTATTTTATTTCCTGAAAGTGTAGCCATCTTTATTTAGTTTTTGCAAGAAAGTATCTAATTTAACTACATTACTTTCTTTAGGTTTGTATGTTTTTATCTTTTTGTTTTTCATTAAAGTACCCAAGAATTAAAATTAACATCTTTATCAGGGTACATATCTCCATTAGTAGAGGAAACATATTCTGGGTATAAAGTGCTATTGTAATCCATGTAATCAACAAATCTTCTAGTATAAAACTCTGCTGTTTCAGTAACTTTAGCTAACATCATTCTCATTTCTTCTAAAGAAATAGTTTCTGAGTTTTCACTTCTATGTTTAAATACACCTCCATTACTAATTTGATACATAGCAAATGGCAAATAAGAACTTTGTGTAAACCAAGTAAGCATAGGTTTTACATAATCGTCTAATAATAGCTTATAATCAGCATTACCAGAGTCATCTATAGTTCCGTTTAATATTAAGGTTTGTAGTTTCTTATAAAGTAATCCTCCTAAATAGTTTTGAATGTGAGTATCTTGAGCTACCTCAATAAACTGTATAAGTTTATCAGCATCTACATTACCATCTATAATAGATTTTCTTTTTAAGTCATTTATTGTTATAAAGAGTGCTTTCTGTGCCATAATTATTTAGTTTTTGGATAAGCACCTCTGTTTGGCATATCTACTGGTCTAACTTCGACTTCTTTAGGGTTGTTTGGTTCCTTAAATCCGTCTTGTACAGCATCTGAAGCTTCAACTTCGGCATTTGGTGTTACTTTCTTTTTATATACTCTTCTTTCCCAGAAATGGTGACAATTTTTACCTCCTTTGAACTTAAAAAGGTTATATTTCTTTTTATTATGTCCTAAATCACTGTTTAATCCTTTAAAAGACATAAGAGTAATGTCTTCTTTTCTGAATACTAAGTTTTTACTTGTAAGAGATTCCATTTGTTTACAGAATACTCTACTTTTATCAGAGTTTCTTACTGGACCATAAGAATATCTTATTTTATACCCAGAATTATCTTGACTTGACCTCTTATTAGGTTTAGCATCATCTTCTGATACGCTTAATTTAGTTAAATCAAACTCTTCATTGTCATTACCTACTGCTTCACTATGTATAAGCTCCCATTCATCAGAAACAACCTCTCCTAGTACTTCTAATTGAGTATATAAGTCCTCTGCACCTTCATCTGATAAATCTAATTCTTCTTGTGAGCTTAACTTCTCTCCTGTTTCCTCTTCTCTCTTAACTTTAGTAGAAATGTTATCTAATTCTGTAAATTCTATTGGTTGTAAAGTGACAAAGTATAAGCTTAAGTATATTTTGTTAAATGCAAGGATTTCATCTAAACCATCTATAATATTTTGTTGAAATGGTCTGATTACTATGTTATCCATAAGGATAGAAGCAGTTCTAAGTTCTTCTGCATTGTTTCCAAACCCTGTATTATCTTTTATACCTAATAATATAGGAGAAACAATACCATGACCAAGCATTATTTTTTCTCTGCTTTCGTCAGCCAAGAACTGATACTGTGCGTGAGCATCTGGCAAGTGAATAGGCTGTAAATCTGCTTGAGTTTCTGTAGACTCATTAAAAGTAAGTATGAATTTACCTGCATTTGAAGAGCCACTAAACTTATCATATATTTTGTGTTCAATAAGCTCTTGAGTTTCTTCATTAGGTACTCCATTGTTAAAGTTTATTAATAAAGAAGGTTGTAATCCATTCTTTATGTTATTTATATGGTAATTACTTACTTCTTCTTC